TTGTGAAAGACAATATCATCTAATTTATTAAGCAGATTACAGAAATATGCTATTTGATTATACTTCCTCTGATCAAAGGCTTCCTTTTGTAGCTCCCAATATTTTTGATCTAATTCAATCGATGTCAAATAACCTGCGCTACACGTAGGAATATCTACTAGCATAATTGCGGCTAACTGCATTTTAGTTAACTTTCCATTTTCCACTAATGTATTAATTAAAAAGCTCATCTGATTAATAGGTGAAGCGCGTGTAGCACTCGCATTAAATCTTGCACTCTCATATACAATTTTTGAAAGTATAGTTTTTCTTTTCCTTGCAGTACGCGCATTAATATATTCTCTGGCCATAGGATGATAAGAAGCAAACCCACTTTCCACAAATCCCATTTTAATAAATTGATTAATTGCCTTTCTAGTTGAAGCTAACTGATTCTCTATATTACTTGAAGTCTTCGGGACTTTTGAAAGCACTTCTATTTGCAAATCATTATAAAAACTAGAACTTTTAATATACCCTGTATTATCTATTTTATCTAAAATAATACTTAATGTTGTTATAAAGGCATCGCTATTAAAGTCCGTATATTCTAATGTTAGTTTCCAATATTCCTCATAATTTTGTATAGATTTCATCACTTAGCCCTCACTCAAATAGCTTCTTAATTTACTAATTGGCGTCAATCTACTTAAGGGAATATTATAATAGGGGGCTCCTTTATTTTGTTCTATAGGAAACTTAACCGCATCTTGGACAGTAATAAAACCTAAAATATCAATACTTTCTGGTCTAGCAGTTTCATTATATTTTGCACCAATCAAAATATCTTTTTGAACATTATCAACAAAATCATGAGTTTTAGGCATAATACTTTTATAAAAATACTTAGTTGCAGATTTAACTTCAATCTTAACACCGTTAATAACAATATCACACTTATCTACTTCTCCCGAAGTATCCAAACCCTTTGCTTTTTGTTCAAAGAGATATCCTTCTGACTCTAACCACTCTTGAACTAACAGTTCGCATACGATACCCTTCCACGCTTCAACACCAGAGTATCTATATTGACCAAAAGTTTCTTTCTCAAAAGCTGCAACTTGCTGTTTAGCCAACTTAACCAAATCTTGAGTTACCCGCATTGTAATCATGATATTTAGCCTCCTTTATTATTGAGGCCATATATAATAAATCATATCAAGTAAGTTTCATAACAAATAAATATTCCTCATTTTTTTGTTTCATAACAGAACCTGTAATCTGATAATTATGTTGTTTTGTAATTACCTGAATGTCCGTAGCATGAGGCTCCATTAGAGATACCATTGTATCCATATCAGGAAAAGCATTATTGTTATAACTCAACATACAATATTTAAATGCTGACAATTTGGAAAACAATTTTTCGAATGTATTAGAAATAATTTTACGATCCATAAAATTATTTGAAAATAATTTCTTTGACCTATGTTCAATATACTCATCTAATGGATTGTAAAAATCAAAATAGTTATTCATCGTCCCTGCATATGGTGGATCCAAATAAATTAAATCAGCATTTACTAAAGTAGTATCTAATAATTTAAAAATATCTTCGTTATACACTTCATGTTGCAACCCATTATCAAAAATAGCACCATGATAAGATTCTAAATTATCTAAAAAATGATACTCAAAACTCTGGTTATGATATGCTCGACGACGGCCATATTTTTGGTAGCTATAATCTTCATCACGTAATACCTCCACCTTATCCCATTTAATATTAAATCTAGAATAAGGCATTTTTCTTATCATAGCTCTTCTCATTAAAATATATGCTAGTGCTTTTTTATATTCATCCTGAATTGCTTCAATATTTTTCCTATAAAGATCTAACTGTCTACACTCATCAATATAAAAAAGCTTGTTTGCATAATATTGTGTCATAAACCCATCAAAATAGAGCTTTAACTGTGAGGGAGTTGGCAGCTTTGCAATCATTCCCAGATACGTTTGTATTTAAAGGAAATCGAATTTCCCAGCAACAACAAGTTGGTAATGCAGTTCCTCCATTACTTGCTTACAACATAGCAAATCATATAAAAGGGTTAATTTTGAATGTTGAAAAATAAATATCCAAAAGTTAACTTTATAGGAAATAAGGAAAAGCTTACGCCTTGGATTTGCTCACATATTCCTTGTGATGTAAACAGTGTTTTTGATGCATTTAGTGGTGGTAGTTCAGTTGGATATGCATTAAAGACACTCGGTTATAAAGTATATTCAAACGATATTCTGAGAGTCAATTATCTTATAGCAAAAGCGTTAATTGAAAATAACTCAACTCAATTATCTAATGAGGATGTGGAAAAAATTTTTTCAGGTCAGCCTTTTGATGGGTTTATGACACAATATTATGCAAACAAGCTTTTTTATATTGATGAGTGTAGACAGTTAGATCTTTATAGGAAAAATATTGAAGCAATTCAGGATGAATATAAAAAAGCACTAGCATATATTTTAATGAGAAGAGCTATGATAAGAAAAATGCCTTATTCTAGATTTAATATTAAATGGGATAAGGTGGAGGTATTACGTGATGAAGATTATAGCTACCAAAAATATGGCCGTCGTCGAGCATATCATAACCAGAGTTTTGAGTATCATTTTTTAGATAATTTAGAATCTTATCATGGTGCTATTTTTGATAATGGGTTGCAACATGAAGTGTATAACGAAGATATTTTTAAATTATTAGATACTACTTTAGTAAATGCTGATTTAATTTATTTGGATCCACCATATGCAGGGACGATGAATAACTATTTTGATTTTTACAATCCATTAGATGAGTATATTGAACATAGGTCAAAGAAATTATTTTCAAATAATTTTATGGATCGTAAAATTATTTCTAATACATTCGAAAAATTGTTTTCCAAATTGTCAGCATTTAAATATTGTATGTTGAGTTATAACAATAATGCTTTTCCTGATATGGATACAATGGTATCTCTAATGGAGCCTCATGCTACGGACATTCAGGTAATTACAAAACAACATAATTATCAGATTACAGGTTCTGTTATGAAACAAAAAAATGAGGAATATTTATTTGTTATGAAACTTACTTGATATGATTTATTATATATGGCCTCAATAATAAAGGAGGCTAAATATCATGATTACAATGCGGGTAACTCAAGATTTGGTTAAGTTGGCTAAACAGCAAGTTGCAGCTTTTGAGAAAGAAACTTTTGGTCAATATAGATACTCTGGTGTTGAAGCGTGGAAGGGTATCGTATGCGAACTGTTAGTTCAAGAGTGGTTAGAGTCAGAAGGATATCTCTTTGAACAAAAAGCAAAGGGTTTGGATACTTCGGGAGAAGTAGATAAGTGTGATATTGTTATTAACGGTGTTAAGATTGAAGTTAAATCTGCAACTAAGTATTTTTATAAAAGTATTATGCCTAAAACTCATGATTTTGTTGATAATGTTCAAAAAGATATTTTGATTGGTGCAAAATATAATGAAACTGCTAGACCAGAAAGTATTGATATTTTAGGTTTTATTACTGTCCAAGATGCGGTTAAGTTTCCTATAGAACAAAATAAAGGAGCCCCCTATTATAATATTCCCTTAAGTAGATTGACGCCAATTAGTAAATTAAGAAGCTATTTGAGTGAGGGCTAAGTGATGAAATCTATACAAAATTATGAGGAATATTGGAAACTAACATTAGAATATACGGACTTTAATAGCGATGCCTTTATAACAACATTAAGTATTATTTTAGATAAAATAGATAATACAGGGTATATTAAAAGTTCTAGTTTTTATAATGATTTGCAAATAGAAGTGCTTTCAAAAGTCCCGAAGACTTCAAGTAATATAGAGAATCAGTTAGCTTCAACTAGAAAGGCAATTAATCAATTTATTAAAATGGGATTTGTGGAAAGTGGGTTTGCTTCTTATCATCCTATGGCCAGAGAATATATTAATGCGCGTACTGCAAGGAAAAGAAAAACTATACTTTCAAAAATTGTATATGAGAGTGCAAGATTTAATGCGAGTGCTACACGCGCTTCACCTATTAATCAGATGAGCTTTTTAATTAATACATTAGTGGAAAATGGAAAGTTAACTAAAATGCAGTTAGCCGCAATTATGCTAGTAGATATTCCTACGTGTAGCGCAGGTTATTTGACATCGATTGAATTAGATCAAAAATATTGGGAGCTACAAAAGGAAGCCTTTGATCAGAGGAAGTATAATCAAATAGCATATTTCTGTAATCTGCTTAATAAATTAGATGATATTGTCTTTCACAA